GGAGACAGTGAGGGTGTCACCAACACCCTGACGCATGTCGTCTATGGGCTTGGCTACATCGTGACCAAGGAAGAGATTGAAGATAATCTCTATGCTGAGGTTGGTGCGCGTCGCTCGCGGGCGCTGGCGTTCTCGATGCGGCAGACGGCGGAAATCGTCCATGCCAACATCCTGAATCGTGCGTTCAATGCGTCCTATGTCGGCGGTGACGCGGTGGCTTTGTGCAGCAATGCGCACGTCACGGCTTCTGGCAACCAGTCGAACCTTCTGACCGCTGCCGATCTTTCGGAAAGTGCGGCTGAGGACGCGGTCAAGACAATTCATCAGGTTCGCAATGCGCGCGGCCTGAAGATTGCGCTTCGCCCGCGACGGCTGATCACGCACACAGACGACCAGTTCAACGCAACGCGCATTTTCAAGTCTGATCTGCGCGTTGCAACGGCAAACAACGATATCAATGCCATCAAGGTCATGGGGTCGATTCCTGAAATCGTCTCCAATCATTACCTGACGGACAATGATGCGTGGTTCGTCCAGACCGATGCGCCTGAAGGCTTGAAGTCGTTCTGGCGTCGTGAAGTTGACCTGACCAAGGACAACGATTTCGACACCGAGAATGCCAAGGCGAAGGCAACCATGCGTTTTGCCGCTGGCTGGGGCGACTTCCGCGCCCTGTTCGGTTCAGCTGGCGCATAACCAGCAGGGAAGGCCCCGCGCCCTTAAAAAGGCGGGGCATTTTGACGGAGAACGCCCATGCCTTTCATTTGTGACAGGTGCGGGTTCCGTTATGAGAAATTGCGCAAGGAATGGACCGGCTTGATGGTCTGCGATGCGGACTATGACCCGAAGCCTTCTGATCACACTCCACCACGGTTGAGGGCCGAAGGGTTGCCGCGTCCTAACGCGCGCCCTGAGCCTCCTGAAGTATGGTGGACGACAGTTAATCCCGAAGACCTTTAGGAGGCAATATGGCGACTAGCGGAACGACCGTTTACGCCAGAACGGCGCGGGATATTATCACTGACGCAATGCGCGCTATCAGCGTTCTAGCTATCGGTGCGACGCCTACATCTGCTGAATCTGCGAATGGCATTGTCGTCCTCAATGATATTTTGAACGCCTGGAGTATCCGTGGCGTTTCGCTGTCGAAAAACGATATTGTCACTGTGACTGTAACGGCGGCAAAAACGACGCTGAGCGTTGCGATCCGTGATATTGTCGGCGCGCGAGTTGATGTTGCAGGTAATGAACGCCCACTTTCGGCATTTACGCGGTGGGAATATCTGGACATTCCGGCAAAAAGCCAAGCGGGAACGCCATCTTGCTTTTACGTCGATCAGCAGCGCGACGCGGTTGACCTTTATGTTTGGCCTGTCCCGACGTCGGCAACAATCAATCTTGATGCAGACATGCGGGTTGAGACAATCACCGATGAAAGCCAAACGGTTGATATAAGGCAGGAATATCTGCCAGCATTGCAGGCGGCTTTAGAGGTTCGCCTTGCGTTGGCCCATGGTCAACCAATTGATCCCATGCGCGCTGCCATCCTTGAGCGCCAAATGTTTGATGATGACCGTGAGGCAAGCGTTCTAATGGGCGTCGTCTAATGGACCTGCCCTACGGCGTTTCCTCCTATTCGCGTGAACGGGGAAATATCGCAGAGTTGCCGGTTATCAACATGATTGCGGAATCAGCCCCGTCCAATGGGCGTCTGGTGCTGATCAGCCGTCCGGGGATTGAGGAAGTTTCGGAAGTTGGCGCGGGGCCGATTAACGGTCTTTTCCAGCATGACGGGATTTTGGCAGGCTCGCTTATCGCGGTGTCTGGCTCTGCGCTTTACAAGGATTCAACCAATCTCGGCACGCTTGACGGCGGCGGCTTTGTGTCGTTCGCTGGCGATGAGGAGGAACTGACGATTTGCGCCGGTCAGTCGATCTGGCAGACCGATGGCACGACGCTAACCGCGATGACGTTTCCCGATGATGTTGACGTGGTGAGGGTGTTTGACCTCGCCGGTTATAACATCGGAATCAGGGCTAATAGCGCGCGGTTTTACTGGCGACTTTGGGGTATTAATGTCTGGGATGGCTTGGACTTCGCCACGGCTGAAAACGAGCCTGACCGCCTGTTAGACGGCTTGGCGATTGACGATTATCTGGTTCTATTTGGAACGGAGACAGTCGAGTTTTGGCCTAAGACCGGCGATCCTGAATTGCCGTTTACCCCAACGGCTGGGCGAGTGTTTGAAAAGGGAATTCGTGCAACGGGGTGCTGCACGGCATTCGATAACACTGTGGCATGGGTATCGAACGAGAATATCGTTTACAGGGCTGGGAACGTCCCTGACCGTATCTCAGATAGCGGTGTTGAGGAGCGGCTTGCCAATTCGGTCGAATGCCGTGTCGAGAGCTTCTTTTTTGAGGGTCATGAGTTCCTGAAGGTTCGGGGCGATACCTTCACCATGCTTTACGACGCGCAGACGGGCCTTTGGTCTGAGTGCGCTTCCTATGGGCAAACCAATTTCAGGGGGCTTTGTGCGATCACCGGCCCGCTGTTCGGTGATGACACGACGGGCCAAATTTGGGGATATTCGTCTGGTTATTCGGATAACGGCGGAGTCCTGGAGCGGCGTTTCCGGGCTGGGGTTGAATTGGATCAGGCGGTAACAATCAACTGCATTCGCTTGACGGCCAATGTGGGGCAGACGCCGCACCTGTCGGGAACTTATGCTGATCCGGTGGTTGAAATGCGATCCAGCCGCGATGCAGGCCAGACGTGGGCGAATTGGGAGCAATCACCGCTTGGGGCACAAGGTAACTACCGCGAGCGTTCGGAGTGGCGGCGTTGCGGCATGTTTGATGATCCGGGGATGCTGTTTGAGTTCCGGGTGACTGACCCGGTTCCGTTTCGCGCAAGCCGAGTGCAGGCCAACCCGAAGAATGGCGGGCGCTCAAGGTGATTTTTAAGGCGACGCCGATAGACCGCGCACAGTCGATTGTTGACGCTCAAGGCAGGCCGTCATTCCCGTTCCAACGGCTTTGGGAGATGTTTGGAAAAGCAATTGAACGTGCCTTTACGACGCTGGAAACACAACAGGCAGCGCTTACCGCGCAGCAAGCTGAATTGACTGCACAACAGGCCACATTGACAGCTCAGGTGGCAGCGATTGCAGCAGCTCAAGCGGCGGCTGATGCGGCAAGCGCTACGGCGGCGACCGCAATTGATACAACGGCTCTGGTCAATAGCTACGTCTCTGGCTTGACGCTTTCCGCGACTGATGCGGGTTCAAGCGCGAGCATCACGATTAGCAGTCATACGCGGAATTATGCGAACGGGACTTCGGTTGCGGTCACTGGCGCGACGTTGACCGGGAAAAGCTACGGCACGGATTATTATGTTGTTTACACGGATACGGGACGTGCCGGGGGTGCAGTTTCATATTCGACTGTGACAGATGTGAACGCGGCGGCTCAAGTTGGTGATTTGCATACAGTCGGTGGGATTAAGACCCCTGCGTCTGGTGGCGGCGGGACAAGCGGCGGATCGGCACTTCCGCCCGGTGCGACAAACATCCCATGATGAGGTCCTTCGATGCCGAGCGCGTCAATGAATTGGTCAATCATCCATCTATTCGGCTTGCGATTGGCGGCGACGGGGAATCATATCTGGACCTAACTGACGCGGTTGCAGACGAGTCAAACTATTTCATTTTGGGCAAGCATGGCGGGTTTAGTTTGTGCTGGACCGGGCCGCATATCTTTGAAGTGCATACCTTCATTTTGCCGGAAGGGCGCGGGGCTTGGGCGCGTGAGGCTGCACAGATGACCATGCGCATGATGTCTGATTTTGGGGCTGTCATGCTCTGGACGCGGGTGCATCCCGAAGCGGTGAACGTCCGCAAATTCACTTTGGACGCAGGATTTACGCCAGCCGGTCAACACACGGCAATGGACGTGGCCTATGATATTTATGAGCGGAGACTGTAAATGCCAGCAGCAGCAATTGTAGCAGGGGTTAGCGCGGTCGCTACCGTCGGCGGCGCGGCTCTTAGCGCCAGTGCCAGCAAGAAGGCGGCTAACAAGGCGGTCGCGGCTCAGACTACCACAACTGAATCAAACAATGCCTTGCAGCAGGGCATTTACGACCAGAACAAGCAGACGCTTGCGCCGTATGTCCAGACCGGGAATCAGGCCAATTCTGCGATCATGGAATTGCTCGGCTATCCGCAACAGCCGACGCAGCAGCAACAGCCAGCAAATGCCGTGGCGGGCGGTGTTGATTGGGAAAAATACACCACAAGCCAGCCCGACGCCTTGAATGACTGGCAGACCTATCATTCTGGCATGGATCAGAATGCCTTCGGGCAATGGCATTATCAGCGCGACGGCTCACAGCGGGATTTGGCCCCATATACGACGCCGCCATATGTCCCGGCTCAATCGCAGCCGACCGGAACGAATGCGCTCAGTGCCTTTGACACCTACAAGAACAGCAACGGCTACCAATTCCGCATGAATGAGGGGCTTAATGCCTTGGCTTCAAACTTCCGGGCGCGCGGTGTTTCACAGTCAGGCGCAGCAATGAAATCGATGCTGCGCTATGGTCAGGATTACGGGTCAAACGAGCTTGGCAAGTATATCGGCTATCTCAGCAATCAGCAGGGAGTCGGCCTCTCGGCTGCGTCGGCTCAAGCTGGCGTGGGGCAGAATTACGCCAATGCCTTGAGTGCCAATAATCAAAATCAGGCCGATGCTCTCGGTAACGCTGCGCTGCTCAAGGGGCAGGCGAATAACTCGCTTTATGGCGCGGCGGCTGGTGCGATTGGTAACGTCGCTGGGAATCTCCTTGGCTCGTCATACGGGAGGTAAGCATGACACGACTTGAAGAGTTGAAATCCAAGCTGAAGGCCCGCGAAGGCCAAAAGGGTTATGCCGCCAACGTGGCTGAATTGAAACGCATGATTGCAGAGTTGGAGGCCGCGAATGGCAATTAATTGGGGCCTTGGTCAAGGCGGGCCGAATGCTGGCGATATGTTCATGCGCGGCCTTGAGCAAGGGCAGGCAGCGCGGAAGGAGCGCCAAGTCGGCAACGCGCTTGCAATGCTTGCCCGCGATCCAAACAGCACCGAAGGGGTGAATGCTCTCCTCCAGGCCGATCCTCGTGCGGGGTATGGCATCATGCAGCAGCAGCGGGCCGCACAAGCGGAACAGGCTAAGCAGCAGGCTATCGGCGGGGCTTTGCGTGGTGAGCCGGGGGCAATGGACGCTTTGGCCGGTATTGATCAAAACATGTGGATGAAGCTTGACGACCGCACAAAGCAGCATGTGAAGCAGGCGACTGAGTTCATGTCGAATGCTGGCTATGCCATCAGCCGCTTGCCCCCGGATCAGCGACCGGCTGCATGGGCTGGCTATGTGCGACAGGCGGAAGCGAGCGGCCTGGATATTCCAACGCAATATGAAACCTATTCCGATCAATCTCTTGCATCTGCGATGGCTGAGGCGGGGCAGACGGCGGCATGGCTCAAGTCGATGGAGCCAGACTATAAGCCGGTTGGCGAGGGTGGGCTTGCCGGGTTCCAATATGGCGTTCCGATCCAGCAGGGTAGCGCGGTCAGGAATTTTGCACCCGCGCAAGGCGGTCCAGTGGCACAGAATCCCGCGCCGAATGGTCAGGCTGGCCTTACGCCAGATCAGGCCGCTCCGATTATTCAGGGCGCGCAGCAGTCAGGGACTATTTCACGCTCAGACGCAATGCGGATTCAGCAAAGCCTTGGCCCGCAAGGCGCGGCAAAGTTTCAGCAGTGGATGCAAAAGCATAACGTCCGGGTGGCAGATCAGGGCGGCGGCGACCTTGAGGCTCAAGCGCAAGAGGCAATCCGGCAGGGTGCAGACCCGCAAGCCGTATATGCGCGTTTGCAACAGATGAAGGGGGGCCAGTAATGCCCGGTGCGTTTGATGACCTGATCCCGCAGCAGCAGGCGCAATCTGCCCCGCCCGCGTTTATCCCCGGCACCCCCAAGTCGGTAAGCCCGATTGAAGTGCAGCGCATGAACAACGAGCAAGAGCGCTTGCGCATGTCCCGTGAGGATCAGCAGCGCCAGAATGAGAATGCTCAGCGTGACAGGGAAAAGGCACAACGCGACGCAATCGAATTTGATAATAAGCAGAAACAACGAAGCCTAACCGGCGGCGTCGAGGCGTCTGTTGAGCAGGGTAAAGCCGCATCATTTTACAAGCGGGCATTGGGTGCAAGTCAGGACTATTCCAAGTCTGGGATGGAGCCGGACAGCATGATTGGAAAGTTTGGTTCACAGACATTCCCGCAGATCACGTCTGGCTTGAGTTCCGATCAGCGCAATGCACAACGCAGCCGGGAACGTGAATTTATTGGCGCTGTTCTTCGCTACGATTCTGGCGCTGCAATTCCAGATTCAGAATATGCGAACGCTTATGAAACCTATTTCCCGTCGTCATCGGCTGGGCCGGAAGAAATTAAGCAGAAAGCGATTGCACGGCAGCGCGCGATTGATGGCTTGAGAATTGGTGCTGGACCGGCTGCATCGCTTGTTGACGCGCCGCAGACTGAGACTGTCCCTACCCCTCCCGGATATGATCAGGCGCACCAAGCCTAGATGAGCGCCTACAAGGGCCGCAAGATCGAGCCCCAGGACTATGAAGCGTTCCGCTTGTCGCTCGATCAGCAATTCGGCTTACCGCCTGTCCCACCCGGAACATACGCCAATGACAAATACGTCACAGGCTGGAACGCCGGGAAGCAGGGGCAAACTGCCGTCCCTGATGCTGTCCGACCTGTTCAAGAACAGCAAGGGACCGACCAGCAAGCGCCCGGCCTTTGGGATTCGTTTAAGTCTGGCGTCGGCGATGTGGTCGAGACGGTCGGCGATGTTGCGGGGCTTGTTGGCAATCCAGCCAATGCCGCCGTCAACTATGCCTTGGGAACAAACCTTTCCACAGACTTAGGCCAGACATTCCGCGACGCCAGCGGCTTGCCCGACATAAGCAATCCCTACGCCAAAGCGGTTACTCAGGGCGGTGTCGGGGCGATGCTTGGCACTGGTGGTGCTCAGGCGGCTCGTGGCCTTGTTACAGGGCCGGTAGGTTCGGGCGTGGTCAATGCTTTGACCTCAAATCCGGGCCGTCAGGTTGTGGCGGGCGCGGGCGCGGGCGTGAGTTCGGAAACCGCAAGGCAAGCCGGGTTTGGGCCAGTAGGGCAGTTGATTGCGGGCGTTGGAGGCGGCGCGGCGGCATTTGGAGGGGCGAATGCGCTTTTGAACGCGGCGCGCCGTCCTACGCCAAACGCGCTTGCATCAGCGGCAAGCAGTCAAAAGGTTGATCTAATGCCAGCCGACACAGGCGGGGCATTCGCTAAACGTATGTCTGGCGCGGCGGTGCAAATGCCGGTTGCATCGGGGCAAATGGTGCGAGGTGCTGAGCGGGCGCAAAGCCAACTCAAGAACGCGCTGGCGCGTGTTTCCAGTTCTCAGGGCGATGTCGCCACTACAGACGTAGCGGGCCAATCCATCAGAACCGCTGGGCAGAATATGGCTAAGCGGACAGGGCAGACTGGATCGGCTCTTTACCAGAGAGCGGAGCGTGCGTCGCAAGGCGTCAAGAGCATCAAGCCTATCAATGCGACGGCTGTCATTGACGAGAATATCGCGCGGCTTGGGGAGTTGAAGCAGACGAATGCGCCACTGATCCAATCTCTCCAGAAGTTGAAGGCCGATATTTCGGGCGGTGTCACCGTGTCTGGGCTGCGCGATGCTCGCACAGCTCTTTCGCAAGGCACGTTCGATGGGAAGCTGCGGAGTGGGCAGGAAAAGGCGATTTACAAGCAGGTTATCGCAGCACTGTCGTCTGATGTTGAGGCAGGGCTTGTCTCTGCTGGTAAGGGTGATGCGGCGCGCATGTTCAAAACCGCAGATGCTTATTGGAAAAAGCGGGTTGAACATATCGATCAAGTTCTTGAGCCTATCATTGGTGGAAACAAGGGCGGCGAGGAGATTGTGCAGGCAGTCGAGACAATGGCGCGCGGCGGTAAGGGAGGCAATATGCGCCTTAGCAGCTTGCTTTCCGAACTAGACCCGAAAGAAGCGGGTGATGTTCGCGCTTTGATGATCGACCGCTTGGGGAAGGCAACGCCGGGGAATCAGGGAGCAGAAGGTGGTGACTTTTCGGCGTCAACATTCCTGACCAACTGGAATAAGTTTACCCCTCAAGCCAAGGCAAGCCTTTTCCCTGATAAGGGGTTGCGCGCCAACCTAGATGAAATCGCCTTGCTCTCCGGTGCTACCAAAAGCACTCAGCGCTTTGCCAATACGTCGGGAACGGCTGGAGCGGTCAATGGCGCTGCGCTGGGTGCGACGGCAATTGCCAATCCTCCTTTGGCGACTGCGATCCTGTCTGGGCAATATGCAACGGGGCGCTTACTCTCAAGCCCTGCCTTTGCTCGCTGGCTGGCACGTTCGCCGCGAACTGACAATCCGGCTGTCAATGGCAAATACCTTGAGCAACTGAGTGTTGTTGCATCGCGGGAACCGATTATCGCCAATGATGCTCGTGCTCTGCAAGAAGCGCTTGCAGGGGCGTTTTCTCCGCAACGGCTCGCCGCTCAAGAAAAAGATAGGCAGCAACAATAAGGGCAATGGCGACACCGCCCTGAGTGAAAAACATTAGGGCGAACCAAGCCGCCCCAGTCCAAAAATCGCGCATCAGCGCATCCTAACACGACTTCACGGCTCCGCAAGGGGCCTTTTTTTATGGGGTTTTCCATGGCCGCGATTGCCTATTACTCTCCGTTCATCCCTGCTTTTTCGAGCAATGGCGCTCCTGTCGCGGGTGCTCAGCTCAACTTCTATTTTTCAGGGACGACGACGCGTCAGCCGGTCTATACCACTTCCGCCCTGACGACTGAGCTTCCCAATCCGGTTGTTGCGGACGCGGCGGGCAAGTTTCCTTCGATCTATCTGAATGACGCGAACGTCTATCGTGTGATTTTGACCGATGCGGAAGGCGTCCAGCTTGGCGACGCGATGGACCCCTATGTTCCGGGAATGCCAGCCGGGTTTAGCGCTGAGGATTTGACTTACCTTGGCACTGTCGTAACGGACTCTGCCGCAAGCGCTACGGCGGCGGCTTCGTCTGCTACTTCGGCGGCTGGTTCAGCGACCAGCGCGGCGGCAAGTGCAACGTCTGCAACATCCGCAGGGATGGCATCGGTTGCAGCAATCGGCACGGCGGAAGCGGACGCCCTTGCCAGCATCGCAACGGCTGAGACTGATGCCATTGCGGCAGTCGCCACGGCGGTCGCTGCTGTCCCTACTGGCGCGGGGCAGAGCACGGAAGGCATCGGCGCTCCGGGTTACAATGTCGGCGATACTGGATCATTCTATTACGACACGGCTTCGGGCTTGCTCTACGGGCCAAAAACGGCGTCGGGCTGGCTTGGCGGAGTCCTGACAACGCGCGGGACTGTGCCTGTTACGACGCGCATGGACTTGAAAAAGGGAACCTTTCCCACGTCACATTGGACGTTCACGCGGGGGAGTGTTTCGACTGACCTGCTTTACACCGATCCCTACACGCGCGGTTACAACAGTTTCGCGGTCGATGCGCCTGTCATTCGCAGCGACAAGGGCTTCGGCTCGTTCATGCTGGCGCAACAGTTTCTCGACAATCCAACGGCCCCGGCGACGCACACAACGACCGCGAATGTTGCGGTTGGCCCTGCTGTCTTGCTTGTGTGGGGGCCTGCTGGATCAAGCGTGACCGTCTCGGCTGGCACGGCAGTAGGCACTGGGTGGGGGACATTGAATGGCGACGCGGGATCGTTTCTGACCTT